TACACAAGTATCTAAATCTTCAGCAGAATGGGTAATACTCTGGGCAGATGCAATATATCTCCCATATTGTCTAACTACTTCTAAAGTCTGGTTTGTCTGGGAACTTAAAGTAATTTGATTTATACATGCTGAAACACCAACACGAGAATTAATAGCAGCATTATAAGCACCACCACCTTTACGATTATCATTATCAACTAAAGCTGGGACGGCTTCAGTAGAAGTATCTTTATTAAGTCTTAATGTACCATTTAGGCGGAGGGAGGAACCTACAAGCATTTTATCCTGTGAAGCAATAAGGAACTGAACAATAGGGAATCCCTGTCTAAATGAATAGGATTGGAAAGCTGGAGGATTAAGTGGGTTTATTTCAACCTTTTCAACATCAACAATAGTAGTTTGATTACTTGAACTCATCTTTTATAATTACATAAGATTTTTTTTTTGAGAAAAAAATTATTAATAAACTTCAATTTTATTAATAATTCTTAATATAAATAAATTATGGAAAAAAATAATTTTTAGATATTTTAACTCATGACCAAAACTCCTTGAGATGAGATATTAACTCTGCGGAGATGATTTACAAAATGCTCATACATCTTGGCTTTAGCAGCTCCTTGATATTCAACACGAAGGGAAAGGTCTGCGGCATCTAAATTAAATACCTGACCATATTTGGATAAACCACGACCAATTAAAAACCTATCTGGAACTCTCTGTAAATCTCTAACACCATAACCAGCATTCTGTAAAGCCTTCTCAAGTTCTATAATATGGAGTGCATCAGTTCTGGCTGGAGTTTGGGTATATCTTTCTAAATCAACTCTGCGGTCTGGGACCAGAGAACCGCCAAAAACATACTGATAATTTCTACATCCATCAGTTAATCCCTTAAAAGAACTTTCCCTAATATTTCCCTGTCCATCTTGGTCAAGAGGAACTGAAAGAATACTATAAGCTCTATGCTGATTTGCTGGGATAAACTGGTTAGTAAGACCATTAAGAGAAGTAAGATTAAACCTATATAATGTATCTGTACGATAATCCATGGAAAGTCCTTTATCACTTTGAATCTGTTTCAACATTCTTTCTACATAACTCTGGGGAGGCTGAACCTGTGCTACAAGTAATTCTAAATCACTAATAGTCCATGAAACTGCTGGGTAAGGACCTGCTTTGGCTGCTCCAACATTAGCATAAGTAGTAGTAGTCATTCTATCAACCTGTTCAAAATAAACAAGTGAATCAGCTGGGTAATCTTCAACAGGAAGAGCAGTTCCTATAGCTCTATCAGGAATTACCTGAATAACTAAATCATCATCACCATCCTTGGTAAATCCTACAACTACTCCTGCTCTGGTTGTAGCACTACCATCAGCTTTACTCAAGTAAAGTTGGTCCCCCATAAATAAAGGATTATCTCCACCAGCGGCAGCTCTTTCAATAATATTACCAGCACCAGTTCCCTTTATAGCAATAGTAAAAACATCATCAATAGCAACTTTAGTCCATTTAGCAGCTGGATTAGCACCAGTATCTCCTAAAATTGCGGTTTTAAGAAGTAGGGCATTTTCTTCACCTGAAGCAAGACTGGAAGCAACAACAGCAGACCTCTCAATAGTATCTAAAGTCATCTGGACACGAAGACCTTGAGTTGCAACTAAAGGAAAAACTTTAGCTGACTGACCAAGAATACCAGATATAAGTGGCTGCTGAATCTGGACATTTTTGGCTACTGGAGAAGTAGTAATAACACCAGCATCCCAATCACCAGTAGGTCCCCAGAATAGCTGGTCATCTAAACCAGCATTACTGGATTTTCCCTCAAAGAGTTCTCTTTTGTGGTCAATAGATTTATTAGCAGTATATCCCCAAACTTGAGCACAATTAACATTATAATCCTGTAGCATTTCTAATTCTGCTTTTCCTGTACCATCCTGAATGCGAATATCACGGAATAAACTATTTACACCAGCACGACCATCAGGACGACTTTGACCACGACCACTCATGGTGAGGTTATATTTGAGATAAAGTGTGGATGGGTCAATAAACCCTAAATATTGTGGGAGGAGCCAACGGATTTGATTAACCTGTGGGGTATAATCTATCTGGGCTTCAGGTTTGATTGAAACAACCTTGGTTGCGACAAATGCAGTATCTTGATTAGCTTTGAACATCTTTTATATATATAGATAATATATTTTTTTTTTGAAAAAAACATAATATTAATTTTTTTTAAATACTTAATATTTTGATTAATATAGAAATTAAAATATTAATTACTAATAAATGGACTCAATAGAAATACTTGATGAAATAGAAGATTTAATTTATTGGAATCTATCATTTGGAACACCAATTAAAAACTCTCTAAAAGAAATAAATAGATTAGACCTTTTAGAATATTTTACTGAAAATATACATGAAAATTAAAATTAAAAATCTGGACTAAATTGGCTAAAATATTATTATTAGAAATATAGCCAAAAGTGTCCAGTTTAAAAAGCTCCTTGAGATGCTGGAGTATCTATAGCAGAATCAAATGAGGGTAGGGTAAGTTCTCCTCTTGTACTGGAAACAATTGGAGGAGGAGGAGCCTTTGGTGGTGCAGGGTCCTTATGATGATGGAAAAGTTCATAAAGCCCAATTCCAATTCCAGCAAGGATTCCAAGGGGACCAAGGGCTTCAGCTCCAATTGCGGCGGCTCCTAAAGCCGCATCCCCCACCGCTCCTGCGGCACCAGCAATAGCAGACCCAGCAGTAGAAGCCGCATCAGCGGCAGCAGAAGCAAAACCAGCAGCTACATCTCCACCAGTTTCAGCAGCAGTAGTACCTACTTCAGCACCAACATCACCACCTAATCCAGCTACATCACCTTCAGGGTCAGCATCTAAAATAGATTGCTGTGTTGCAGTTCCTACATTAGCAGGAGCATTAATAGTAGATGATAAAGTAGCCCCAGAAGATTCAGCACTACTACCAAAAGTAGAAGCATCAGCCAACTCTGTTTCTCCACCTGCTTCTCCAAGAGAGGCACTTTCCTCTGCTGATAATGGGGCATCTTCAGCAGCAGTAAAACTACTTCCACTACCTTCATTAACATCAGCAGCATCTAAAGGAGTATTACCTGCTTCTTCTGCTCCATCTGCTCCAGATGCTTCTGGTTCTCCAGATGCTCCACCATCTTCAGCTCCTTCTTCGTCAGCATCAGGTTCTCCATCACCATCTTCATCACCATCTTCATCAGCCTTTTTGGCTCCATATCTGGCTTTTAATCTCTTGAAAGCTTCAACACCTAAACCAACAGATTCACTAACTTCACCTGCGGCTTTAATTTTTGCAGATTCTATACCTGCTTTTTCTAACATATTACTTCTCCAATCAGCAAAAAAGTTATTATCATAATTATTAACATAATCACTCATCCCATTTAGAGAATCACTATAAGACCCTAAAGTAGATTGAAAACTTTGTAATCCTTTACTTGAACTCATCTTTTATAATTACATAAGATTTTTTTTATAGAAAAAATATTAATATATCATGTTAATATTTTAATATATATTGGTTTGTTTAATTCTTCTTCTTACCTTTAGATTTAGGTACATCTTCAAAAGCACGGCGACCTTTAACACGATGTCCTCCCTCAACTCGTACATCTCCTTTTTTAGAAGAATAATCCTGTACATCTCCACCTTTCTTGGCGGATTTAGTAGCAGATACTTTCACAGCACCTTTCTTACCTTTACCTTTAGCCCATTCTTTAGCCGCAGGTTTAAGAGCTTCACCATATTTAAGTCCTTTCTGTTTAGCATACTTTTTAACAAAGTCAGTCCATTCACTCATCTTTTATAATTACTAAAGATTTTATTTTTGAAAAAAATAATTTAATGTTTTTTATATAATTCTTGCTGATTAACTGAATGACCCATCTTATCTGCTATTTCTTGTTTTTCTTTAAGAGTAGGTCCCCCAATCTTTTCAGTAATAAATATATGTCTAATTAAACTTGAACTAATATTGGATTTTCCAGAAGGCTCAAAAGTTTTATTTAAATATTTAGTTAATCCATTTGCAGTCATGGGCTCCTTTTTTGAATTAAGTAATAGATGTCCAGATGTATTAAACTTTAACCAAACATTTAACATGGAATTAAGTTTCTTTCCTACTTCTATTTCTTTTGTACCATATTTACCAGATGTTTTATATTCACCTAAACTAAAAAACTTATTATTTCTGGATTTAATTACTAAATAATTCTTTTCTTTTTTTTCATCTTCAGTAAGTTTTTGATAATCACTATATTTAATTACATCCATAATATAATCATTTCTTAATGGGGCTTGGTCATCTAATACATACAATCCTGATACAACCCATTTTTGTAAAAGGTCAAACTCTTTATTAGTTATTTTATCTGGTTCTTTTTGAAAGACTTTTCTTTCTTTTAATTCATTTCTGTAATTCCTATTAACCTTTCTTAATGATGAAAGAGATGTCCAATTCTTATCTTCCTTTTCACTCTTCTTTTGTTCTTCCTGTTCAGTATTATATTGTTTGGCTAATTCTTCCATCTCATCTCTATAGTACTTTACATCTTTCTCAAACTTTTCACCTTGAGAAGATAATGCAACTACTATTGATGCTAAATAAGTTTTTCTGGAAGATAGTTTCATATCTTCTATGGCTTTCATTACTTTCTCCCTTTTTTTCAACCACATAAGATTATTGAAATCTCTTTTAGAGAATATTTTATCATGTAGTTTTTCTATATTAAATAAATACACCTTAAGACTTGAAGGTTTGATATTTCTGGATTTGGTAATATCATCACCCAATTTAGTTATAAACTTTTCTTCACTCATCTTTTATAATTACTATAGATTTTATTTTTTAGTTTTTTTCTAAAAAATAGAATTAAATTATTTAGCTAAATATTTTATTATTTCCAGTTTCTCTTCTGGTGATAATGTGAAATTATCAATCTTGATTTTAATTAAATATACTTTATCAATCTCTTCAACATTATCATTTAAAATATCCTGATATTCATTTAAATATCTTTCAACATCAGCATCAGTAGGATTTTCTAAAACATTATAATTATCATTACTGATTAAATCAACTTTATCATAAATTAATTCTATTTTTTTTGAAGATACGG